CAATTAAGTCAGCATCTTGTTTTCTAGCTAATGCTTCCCCAAATAATTTACCAATATCTCCAGCAACATTTCTTGGTGCAGAGTTTCTTGCTAAATCAGTTAGAGTAGTCATAACACCTACTTCAGAAGCAGTAATAGTTACTGAAGTTGGGTTAATCGCTGTGTTTGATAAGTCAGTTGCTTCAGCAACAGCAGATGCACTTACTTGTCCATATACTGGTACTTCTACTGATTTACCACCACCTGTGATAGCATAGTTTTTAACTAAGTTTCTCATGATGGATTTTTCAGAAGCAACGAATTGTGCTTCTGCTACTATCTCTGTGTATAGTTCCGATAGTGTAGAACTTGTACTTTCGTTAGCCATTTTTATTACCTATAAAAGTTATTTTGTTAAGTTTATCTCAACAGCCCCTGAATCTCGTTTCTTCCTATATTCTGCATAGGCTTTACGATCTTCTGGTTTTGTTAAGTCCAAGTCCTGTAGGTTAAAAGGTTTAACAGTTTTACCACCGACAGCACTCTGGCTTCCTGAACCAGACAAAGACCCTTTACGGAAATGTGGGTTACTGTCTAAGAACTCTTTAACTCTTTCTTCAATCGTTAAAAGTTCTCCTTTTGCGTTATATCGTACATTAGAATTATTATCAACTACTTCTATTCTACCATCATCTGTGTACTTAACTTCATCTTTAAGCAAAGCAACAACTTGACTTGGGCTGATAGCATTATTGTTAGATGCTACAGAAAGTATTGAATTATCAACTTTTTCTTTCTTAATTTGTTCTTTGAAAGAATTAAGTTCTTTTTCTTTTTCAGATAATCTTTCTTGCATTATCTTTTCTAAGTCTTGCTTAGTCTTAGCTTCTTCTAATTGTTTCTGTCTTAGAATTTCAGCTTTTTGTTTTTCTTCTTCTTGAAGTTTCTTTTCGTATTTTCTTTGTTCAGCTTCAAGTCTAGCTTTTATAATGTTATCTAATTGTTCTTGAGTAAAAACATTAGATTTAGTTTCTGCTGTATTTGTTTCAGCAGTAGCTTGTGTTTCTTGTTTTGGTGTTTCAGTTGCAGTTTCTTGTGCAACATTTGTTTGTTCTTCGGACATTTTTTCTCCTATAGTTTATATTATTAGTTCGCCTTTACTGTCATACCAATCAGGATTGACATAAGACCATTGATGACGACAGTTATAACCACCACGAACAATCAAAGGGTCGCCAGATTTTTTACCTGACCAACTTTGACTAGCCCATAATCTTCTGACTTCATCAACTGTGAAAAGTCCACCTTTCCGTCTATCGTATACCCCATTTATTACATTTCTGCAAATAGTCCTAGTTGTAGGTATTACATCTCCATAATATTTAACATAAGTTAAACCAGCATCTTGAGATTTATTGAAGTTCAAAGTAGCATCAAAATCTCTAAGAGAATCATTAAGTATTTGACCAGCATATTTTTTCATATTCTCTCCAGCCCTATCTCTAGCAAATTTACTTTGTAAAGTTTGGATAGCCTTATCAACTGCTGATTGTTTAGACTCTATAAACTTATTCTCATTTACAAAATCAACTAATCTATTTATTTCAGGGTCATCTGAACTAGCATAAATACCATTGATTGTTTGTCTAAGTTCTTTTTCAAGTACAGCAAACTCACTTCCAATAAGTGTATTTTGATAAACCTTGTCAGCTAATTTTCTAGTAAATGTATTTGATACATCTTTAAACTGAGTAAAATATTGTTGCTTTAGATTTTGGATTAAAGCTAGATCGCCTTTTGTTAATTCTTGAAACTCAGGTGGTATATTTCCAATTAACTTAAATGCTTTCTCAATTCGTTTAGCTTGTTTGTTAAAACCCTCTCTAACAACTGTATCTGACCATTTTAAATATTCTCTTTCTAAGATAGCTTTTATTTGTGGTCTTATCGCAATAGCTGATTGCAGTTCTACTAACTTACCATCTGTTAAAGGTAATCTACTAGCAGAGGCAATTACTTCTCGTTCTATTTTATCTAATGCGTTGATTAATGATTTATAATATTGTGCTTCAGCTAACTCGATTTGTTTGATTCGATATTCTGTTGCGTCTTTGACTATATCTGCCATTTGTTCTAATTTTGTTCTACCAAAAGTTTAGTATTTGCTAGGTTTTAATTTATTTGACCTTTATATCAATTTTTAATAGATTTTATATATAAAAAAAAGGAGAGAACATGAAAATAAAAATACACCCTACAACATTAAATGGATTTAAACATATCATTGAGGCTTTTGAATCCAAAGAATCAAAAAAAAATAAAGATGGTATTATTTCTATTGGTTACAATAATGCTTCAAAATATTTGAGTCCTATTGCTGTAGAAATTTTACTGCAATTAAAATTAGATACTATTCTACAAACAAAAAAATAAGTTAATTAACCAACTAATGAAAGAGGCGATCTATATGGTCGCCTTTTTTATATCTGCTCTTGTGCCACTTCTTGATCTACTTGTACTGCCTCGTCTTGAGTAAATTCTCCAACTTCAGTTTTAATATCTATCTCATCAAAAATAATATTTAACTTCTCATCATCATCAACTACTGCTCTAGCAATTTCTTTATCAATTTCTTTTGATAATGTTGGAGATTGTACATTGATTGCTTTAGCTTGTTGGTAGAACATTAGATCAGTTGCATAATCTCTAATATTGAAACTATCAGGATAATTTATTTCTCCATCAAATTTAGCATTTTGGAATAAAGCATATAATCTAAATAATTGTTCTTCAGCTATTTGTAAGTTATCAGCTTTCTCAGATAGTCTAGCATTAAGTAATTCAAATTCAGTTTGTAAAGCTACACCAGATGATATTCCTGTCTTTTGAGTTCTAACAGCACCTGTGTGTGCAATTCTATTTATAGATTCTACCTTGTTATTTATTGAGTCCATAATAGCTTGTAAGTTCTGGCCAGATGGTTGTAGTAAATATGGTTTTAAGTTTGGCTCAAGTTCATCAGGCATTTCAATAACAGCACCAGCACCAGCACTTGCATTTACACTTGGAGTTTTAACTAATGATGGGTGGTTAGTTAATCTGATTAGTTGTTCCATTTCAGAATATTCATTGTAGATAGATTTTTGTAGATCAGCAATATCAGTTAAATCTGATTGGCCAATTCCTCTTTTGTGAGATTTAGAATTGTACAAAATAACTGCTGGTATTTTACCAATCATATTATCTACAGTATCAATCACACGAGGTTCTTCTCTTTCAGGCATATACAAGGTATCAATTCTATCAGGATACCAAATACGCATATATGTACCACCATCTCTATCTACTTCCTCTCGGATTTTTAAATAGTTTAATTCGTACTTACCATTTAATTGTCTTTCGTAATTCCAATCTAAAACATTCTCAGGAGTTACGATTGATAAGTATGGTCTAATATCTTGTTCTAATTCTTCTGCTCTAGTATTTGTAGTAACATTAGGTTTATCTAAAATCATAAAACAATGACCATAGATAGACGCATAGTTCTGTGCAGATTTAATTACTGCGTTTAAATTGTTACCCTCTAAGTCAGCATCTTTTAAGAATGATTCTAAACTAGGCTCATCTCTTAATGAACCAAAATCTCTACTTGGTCTAACTCTAAAAAGAAATGATGAATAAATTTGAATGATGTTTTTACAATGGTTATCGCATGGAGTGTTAGCAAGTCTTTGATTAAATTCGTTATCAAGTTCTAAATTATATCTGTTTAGATATTGACCAATCATATAGTCATATCCACCATTATATGATCTAATATAATACTCCCAATTATTAATTGTTTCTGAATAGTCTTTGTGAGTTTCTATTGCTTGATCTCTTGTGTATGCCATATTATTTCATTGTCCATCTTGTTGGAGAAGAAAAATTAGCCTGAGTAGTTAGTGGTTTTAAATAATCAATCATGTAGCCTAAAGCATCATTCATGTGATCGAAACCATCTTCCTTATCAGGAATATTTGTATTCTCCTTGTATATTTGTCTTTGTAAACCTTTTATCAATGTTTTGCAAGATTGTGAAACAAAAATATGTCTTTCTCCTTTAGAATCTTTTAGCCTACTATTAACTGCATTGACCCTATCTCTAATAGCTGGGTGTTTATGTTTAACTTTAACTTTAAAACCAGCATTTTGAAGAATACTTAAATCAGTTCTTCCACCAGCAGATGTTTTTCTTTGTTTAGAGGCTGGGTCAGGGTAAATAAAGATTTGCATTTTAGTACCATATCTATCTTTAATTTCTTGCACCATTTCATCTGTATTAGAGCCATAAATTATTATCTCATCTACAAAATAAACTTTATCCTTTTCTATTTGCCCAACACAGGCACTCATAGGGTCTACATTGAAGTCCATTCCTATATGTAAAGGCTTTTCCCAATCTATTTGTTTTTTAACAACATTATCTACAGGGTGGAAGTTATAATAAACTGCACCAGCATAGTTTTCAAATGTACCCTCAAACTCTTGTCTAAAAGTTCTAATATCAATATCTTGTTTAGCTTGTTCTATTTCATCTGCTGATACCATACCACCTTGTATAGTGGTAAATTGAAAAGACTCCCAATCATGGTCTTGCTTTCCTTTTAGGTAAAGTTCATAACTCCAGTTACCATAGCCTTTTGGTGTACCACAAAATAATACATGACCTAATCTATCTGAAATAGATGCCCTTAATACTTCGTACCATGTTCTCTTATCAATATCTGCAAATTCGTCTAATATTAAAAAGTCTAATCCTGTACCTCTAAGTGAATCATAGTTGTCAGCACCTTTTAATGAGATTGTGCTATTGGATTGTCTAATTGTGATAGTCATAGTTGTTTCGTTAATATCCTCTATCCAATTAAACTGATTAAGCATTTCTTTAAGAGTTCCCCATACGATCTCTTTGGCCATCTTAAATGTTGGTGCTACATACCATATTCTTCTATTCGGCTGACAGGCATATTTCATCATCTCAGTAACAGCTAAATAAGTTTTACCAAATCTACGACCTGATATTAAAACTCTAAACCTTGCTTTACTTGATGATACTTTAAGTTGGGGTTTTGTTAGAGTGATTTTCATTACAGAAGTAAGATATATATAATTTTTCGTTGTTTAAAAGTTCTTCTTGTCTTTTAGCAAATGCGATTGTTAATTCACTACCAGCAACTACACAATCTGTCCATGAGTTATATGGTGGCTTTACTACAGTTGGATTATTACAAAATCCTGTGATTGCAGAGCAGATGGAAAAGACTAAGATAAATTTCATTACTTAGAGCTTATAATCTTTTTTATTGTTTTACTACCATCAATATTTTCTTCGATTTCAGCTTCTACTTCCCCACACATAAACTGTTTGTTTTGCATATCCATATTTCTAGTTGCTTCTCGTTTCATTTTTAAACAAGTAGATAAGCTATCTTGTATTCTATGCTCTACAAGTTCTCCGTTAATAAATAAGCATAATGCAAATACTAAGCTAGTGATTCCCATTTAATTTACCTATGTTTGCTCTTACTGAGTCTTTTAATTTCTCTACATCAATTCTAAGTCTTTCAACATCAGTTTGAAGTCTATCAATATTAACTTTATTGTTCATCATAGCATCAACTCTTTCAGTTAATTTCTCTAGTTGTTCAGCCATGTGTTCTAGCAACATAAACTGTTCTTGGTCTATAGGCTTTTGTGCAGATGCTTCTAGTAAATCTTGTTCTTGGAGTTTATCAGCAGTTTCTAATAATGTTATTCTTTCAATGATGCCAAAATAAGCCCATACACCTATTGCTACTGCCCCTACAATCGCAAGTAAATTTCTTATCGGTAAAGACACCGAAGTATTTTCTGATATTTTCATTTAGCAACTTTACCTTTGTTGATACCTTTTTTGATAACATAATCTTGAGTGCCATTAGCACCTACATTAACTTCTTTTTTAAGAGATTTAAATAGATTCATTTCTTTTAATTTCTTTTGTGCGTTTTTACTGTATTGCTCTAATGTTTTAGTATCTCTCATTTTCTTTTCTTTCGTTTCTTAATAGCTTTAACAAATTGTCTATCTACCCAATAAAACCATGAGTCTATCCAACCAAAGAATGTATATAACCATTTATCAATCATACTTTGAATCCTTTTTGCCATGATTTAACTGCCCAATATACCGGTGTTGTGTTTAGTTGCTTACCTGATCTTTTAGCTTTGTTTAGAATAGGTGTAAACCTAGCCATGAATGATCTTTTTCTAGCTGGTATATTTTTCTTAATAGATAATTCTTTAGAGCCAAAATTTACTTTGACTACTTTGCCTGTCTTACGATTTTTTACGAATACTTTAAACTTTTTAACATCTCCACGCATGGGTTTGTTAAGTTTAACAGTTCTTCCTTTGTATTTAGCCATAAAAGGCTTTTATCACAATAGGTTGTAATAATAAATTAAAATAATGTTGATTCTATTCTTTGTTTGGCAATATCAAAGTATTGTTTATTAATTTCTATTCCAATAGATTTTCTGTTAGAATTTTTACAAGCTAATACTGTAGAACCTATGCCCATGAATGGGTCAAGTACAATATCATTTTCTTTAGTGCTATTTTCAATTAAAATTTTCATAAGTTCTATTGGTTTTTCAGTATCATGTAAGTTTTTACCATCTTTTTTTTCTTTTTTATTAGGAATATCAATTATATCAGATGTGCCACAATTATTAATCTTTTTAGCAGAGCCTTTTCTACAAAATAAAATATATTCAAATTGGCTCATGTAATATGGAGACATAATCTTATTTCCTTTGTTCCAAATTAAACTTTTAACAAAATGAAATCCTGTATCTTTAATTGTAGTAAGATATTCATATAAATTTATATGATTAGTCATAATATAAATATGGCTAGATTCTTTTAAAATCCTAAAACATTCGGGTAACCATTCTGATATATTAATATCATTGTTATCAAACACTTTTCCTTTTTTATTAATATCTTTTAATAACATACCACCAGTAGTTCCTGTATTTCCTCTTGGAGTCATTTTATAAGGTGGGTCAGTAAGTATTAAATCAATAGATTTATCAGGTATTGTTGGTAATACCTTTAAACAATCATCATTAAATAATTGCATTATCTTTTGAAGAACCTCATTCTCCACTCGTGGCATATATAATTTTCTTTAACACCTTTAGAACCCCAACGACCACAAAATGATCTCCGGTTAGAATATAAACCACAATTACCACAAGCCTCTTTGCCTTTAGCAATCTGAAATGATTGAGGTAAGCTGTAATCTATTATCTCTCCGTTAGGATAGAAGTTACTTCTTTTCTGTTCCACCCTCTACCAACTTT